GAAACGACGCCAGTGCGAAACTTCAACTGCAATGCGTTTTTTAGCCCCGTCATAATAAAATAAATGTCCTATTCGATAAAGAATCATTATTCCATGATAGTATGTTTTACACTCAACTTCTGTGTTTTCTGTAGGCATATCTTCCTCTATAGGAATCCAACTTAATTTTTCCTCTAACCATTCTTTGTAGTTTTCTAAATCATAATGCTTGTCAGCTTCTCCAATTGTTTGTGGATTTTCTGCTCTGAATTGTTCTTCGAATTTGAATTTTGACATAATTGTAATTTTTTTATAGTTTGAATCAAGAAAGAAATAACGACACGATAACATCTAACTATCAGCATTAGGCTGTTTATTAGCATTTAGAAGTGTTCGCTCCCGCTTGAAAATTTGATTAAGTAATAAAGTGCATCGCCCGCTAATCGCCAATTGCTGATAGTAGCGACCGTTATGCCCAATATTGTAAAAAGACCGTATCAGAAGGCTCATAGCTATTTGCCTTATATTTTTCTCCTTCATACAAGCTAATAAATGGACAATTAATGTCTAATTCCCTCCACTTCGCAATTCCTGCGTTTACGACTTCTTCAAAAGTGTCGAAACGGTTAGTAATAGCAATTTCTTTATTTGCTTCAGACCGAATAAAATCTCTTTGATAAAATCCTCCACCTTCTTTTTTGTCAAGTTTTTTAGCAAATTCTAACGTAAGAGGTCTAAAAATCTCTATTTTTGTTCCTAAATGGTTTACATTCCATTCTTCAACATTATTTATATCTACGTTTTCTTTTTCGGACAATATTAAATGTCCATAGACGTGTTCTGCGTCACCACATTGACCAGCCCACGAAGTAATGTTTAATATAACCAAGAAAATACGTGGCATAATACACGCCTCACCCGCAATGGTGGGCTGTGTGCAATCTTGAATGTTATTTACTCGTTCTATCATTTGTGTTATTTTGAAAGTTATTTACTCGTAATCCACCACATGCGGGTAGCCTAAGTCGTGTCATCAGCGTATCGGTAATAATACTTAACACGCTTGTCTTCTTTCATCCAGTGGTCGAAATAACTTAGATACAAATTAGCCAGGAACTGACTCAAGTAATTTCCGATCGGAACACCCGGTGCGCTGTCAATAATCTCATCAAGTAATTTAAAAAGCCGTATATCCTTTATTTTCTTACGGACAATCGCCTTCAGTATCTCGTGGTCAATGCTCGGATAAAACTTCCTTATATCCATTTTCAAACAGTATTGAGTGTTTTCAACGTCCTTTAAATCCCGTTTCAAATGCACTAAAACACCGTTTATTCCACGTCCCTTTATACATGCGTATGTGTGAGAAATGAAAGTGGAAACCCATATTTCACCAACCACATTCATAATGGCGTGATGAACGACTCTATCACGGAATGGTAGGCGGTACACGTCGCGCTCTTTGGGGTCGTAAATCTTGAAAACACTGTATTCCGAAGTATGGTAGCACCCGCTTATTAATTCGGCCTGTATCGCCTCCATATTACTTTCAAAATTCTTGTCAAAGAGCACAACACCGTACGATTTTGCTTTTCCCTGTTTCGCCTTCAGGTACTTCGTTGAATTCAGGAGTTACCGGCATGCCGGTTGCATTCAAAGCATCGTCTATTGTTTTGATGCTTTCCATTGGTGCTACTTCTTGTTTTTCCATGTGTGAAAATTGTTAGTGCCTTTCGGCGGTTATTTAATAAAATCTGAATACAGTGATAGGAATTGTTCGCCGGCATATTTTGCCAATTCAGAACTTTTAAAGCAAAGGCGCGAGGCGCCACCCGCACGCGCACTCGAGCGACCGTAACCCGTAGCGCTGAAAACGAAGCCCCCGGAAGACACTTTAAACCAGGGAAACCATTTGTATTGATTTGTGTCAAGCATATCAAATACTTCATCTTCATTAAGTGCCTTAGTAATTGTTTTTAGTTTTCGGTAAGTGATTTCATCAGCTGTGAAACCAAGTTCTTTTAGCTTCTTTTCGTCTATTGGCTCTTCGCCAAGCTCAGAGCATGCATCCTCGTATGTTTTAATACGATCAGTTATTTTACCGGAAAAGAATTCTTTTCCAAAAGTATCTTCAAGGGTAGCCTTGAATTCAGGAGTTGCATCCTTATACAACTTCCTGGCATTTTGCTCTGTAATCTGTAATTGTTTCATGTTCTTTTATTTTTCTACGTTGTATAAAATTTCAAAATCGTCGTTTCCCTTTGTAGGATCAGGTAGAATTCTAATTGATCTGTATTTTAGCATATCATGCTTAGGATCGTAATTCACACTCATTTCTCCAATGCAGATACGCATTTCTTTCAGACGGTGAAAGCTAACCAATATGACATCCGGGTTACACTTTCCTTCACCTCTTATATATCGTTCACGGATTGCATCGTTTATATGCATCCATAATTTTCCTGTAAATTCTTGTAGTTCCATATCTGCTGATATTATTTATCTTCCCAAACTCCTTTATTTAAACTACACATCCATTGTCCTACAGGCTCAACTAAATCATAGATGTGTTCGGCTTCAAAATCTTTACTAAAAATGTTCTTATAGGCTGTAAGTGTTATTTTAAAATCATCCTTTTTCAAAACATAATTGTCAAGTACTAGAAGCATACAAGAAAAGCCCATCACCTTTTTTAATTCCTCCTCATGAATTTTTTTTTCGTGAAGTTCATTTGCCTGTTGGCGATTGGCTTTTCTTTGAAGTTGTTTAACCGACGGCATCGTACACGTATAAATCAATTATCGGAGTTTCCGTAATAGCTGCTATTTCATAGTCAGCCATTGATCCTTTCATCCCTTGCACTATTCCCTCGTTGGCTTCTTTAGTATCGCATGCCTGAACTAGCATTGTTGAAGGTATTTTGCGTTCAACTCCTTTTTCTTCGTCAAGAGAGATAAAGTTTACCTTTGCGCGATACCATTTATCACCATTTTCATTGAAGAACATTTCATTGATTTTGGCACGTTTAATTGCCACTACCGTAAATTCTCCGCTAATAAACGGTTCCATTTCTTTGTTAATCCGTGCCTCTGCTTCCGAAAAAGTCAAAGCATCCACCAAATACGATTCAGTTACTTTTACGATCTTACCCTCTTCCGCAGTTTTCTCGTACTTAATTTTACATTCAAACCAGTTGTGCATGTTGTTTTTGTTTATGCTTTTCCAAAGTTTCTTTTACTTTGGAAAAGCTGATTATTATTAAATTTAAAATCAATTCTTTGGTAGTTTCCATCCGTTCAGTCGGTAGGTTTCTGTCCTGGCTTCCTCTTTGGTGGCAAATTCGGCCACTTTCGTTCCGATACTGCCATTCTCAAAGTAGGTCATTTTATCAACCCTCCACCAACCAAAATGGAAGTAATATTTATATTCGGGATTCCTTCTTACTCCCAATTTAGGGGGACGGGGGGCTTCATTCATTCTCCTTTTTAGGTTCTACAAAAAAGGTTTCGTCCTGAGCCACCGATATTCCAACTTTAGGAAATAATGTTGCAACCTCTTCAAGTTCCCGATCGGCAAGCAATTTATCTTTTGCTGGCTCTTCGCTGATGCGTACGTAAGTTGGTAGAAATTCTTTTAGCAGGTTAGTTACCGCTGGCCATGTAAAGCCTTTAAGAGTTTTTAGTTTTGGAGTTCCGGTGCGGAATCCGATAGTACCGTGCACGCTTTCCATACTCTTTTTCTTTCCGAAAAGGTCGTCCTTATTTTCCACCGCAAACGCCTGAAGCACATCAAAGGCTTTGTCTTTTTTCTCAATAAGTTTCGCAATATCGTCGGCATATTTCTCACGTATTTGAGTCATCGCTACGTCGATAGTTGCATTTATTTTCTGAAGCTTTGCGTCTGCAATTGCATATTCGCTGAAGGCAGCTTCCATTGTTTCACTCGTCACACCTGTGTGGACTACTTTTTTCTCTCTTGCCATAATTTTTTTATTTTATCAGTTATCATTATATAAGTCATCGGAATTATGAGAATCACAATCAGCAATAAAGCTTCGTACCATTTCATATATTCAAAATCGTCATAATCATCATAATCATAGCAATAATCATTAACTTTTTTGAAAACTCTTTGAGGACAACAGCAAATCACTTTTACGTTAGTACACCCGATTATTGGATTACTCAAGTCACAAGCCACACATCCAAAAGTACTTTCTTCCGATAAGTAAAGCTGACCGTCGATCAGTCTCGTTTCTCCCGGAGGTATATTAATCAGATTCTTGCTCATTTTCCAACTCCTCCTCCAGCCTTTTGAGTTCTGCAAACTTTCGGTCGTAATCAGGGTGATCAATCTCATTGTTTTCGAGCCATTCAGTTAGCTCCTCTAGCGTTGTCGGCGTAGCGACAGTTTGTTGTTCTTGCATTTTTATTAGTTTAAAATTGTTAGTTTATTCATTAACTCATCAGTCATGTCACTTACAATGCTTATGTCTTTCTGTTTTTTGCTGAAAGCATAATACAGGGAATTCAATTTCTCTTTTGGAATAGTATTAAATCGTATATCCACGCCGTAACCTTCAGGAACATCGGCCGCACGACAGGCAATGGCTTTTACCTCCGTTGCAGTAGTTACGCAACCTAACGCCTTACGCCATCCGTAAATTGAAGCCATTAGCCTTTTCCTGAGCTTATCCAACTCATCCGATCCCGGTGTGAATTGTTTCTCAATAGCCTCACAAAGTTGCAGCAAGTCATTAACTCCAAGTTCCGTGGAGCTTTCAGCCCCAAACCCAGCCAATAAGGCTTCTTTTGCTTCATTGCTGATTTTATACTTACTCAGCAATATATGAAATCGCCTTATAAGGCTTTTTTGTGTAATTTCCATTGTTTTCATTTCCGTGTCTTTTATCTGTAAAAAATGTGTTTAATTTCAACGTATCCTGTCTTATTCTTAGCGCAATAACTTTCGGCTTGTCTTCGAGTTTTAAATTGTAAAACACTTCCTTTACCATCTTTACTGGTTTTCCAACCGCCTTCAGGAGGCATGTCGATAATGTTAAATACTGTAACTGTAGTTATTTTTTTCATTTCCGTGTATGTGTTAATTGTTATTTTTCCATTCCGGGGCGTTTTCCCCAATATTTCAAAGCCTTTTCCGGCCATATATCATATTCCTCTTTTGGTCCTTTGTATCTTCCATGACTAAAAGCTCTGTAGCCATCAACATATATTTTCAAACCGGCATCGAATTTTACAGACTTTGCGCTGCGCCCTTCAGGGCTTTTGCCATCGGCATGGCTAATAAATATCAGCAGTTTATCAGGAAATTGCTCTTTAAATCGGATATACTCCTTATAATTTATCTGCATGTACTGAAATGAATCAATTATCACTATCCGGTGCGATTGCTTCATTTTAAGCCGCGTTGTTAAGTCATCTATCCCCTCATTTACAAAATGCACTTTGCTTTTACCTACATCGCGCATGTTGAAGTTTATAAGGCTCTTTTGAAGTGTGTGCCGTGTACCTTCCTCCCGGCTATTTACCAGCACTTTTTCAAACTTCGCCAGCTCTTTAATCATTTGGATAATAAAGCTTGTCTTGCCATTACCCGCATTTCCCCACACAAACCAAACTCCACTCATTTCCGGCTTATCGAAGGCCTCAAACCAATCGCCTGTAAAATCTATTAATTTGTATTTTTTTTCAAGTACGTTATCAACCGTTAGTGCTCGTTGTAGTGCCATTTAAAACCCATTTAAAAATCATTTAAGCATAAATCTATTATTTCCATCTCATTCCCCCTTTAGGGGGTTAGGGGGTCTTTTCATACTCCGCTGAAATGCCTGACATTTCTTCTTTACTCTTCTAAGATCACCTTCAGAGTCTTCAATAATTTCGCTTATGGTTTTATTATCGGTAATTTCATTGGCCATACATACGGCGGTAATGTCAGCAGCCGTTAATCCATTCAGTTCAATAAACTTTTTACCAAGGCGACTCCAAATTTCACGAAACCCTTTTTTGTTTTTTGTTCTGCCGTCCTCAATTCTTTTTTGGAAATACGATGTAGAGGCCATAATTATTGAGCAATAATCTTCAAGCTCGTTATATAGAGTAATAAAGAAATATAGCAGGTCATCGCTCAACTTGTCAACCTCATCAATCATAATAATTGGATCGGGTTGACTTTTTAGAGTAGAAATAATTTCTTGCATCATTCTATTAATATTTTTTCCGTCAGGCTCTTTTCCTAACGCATGAAGAAGTTCAATGCACAGTTGTTTTTTATTCCAATAATCAGAGCATTTAAGAAGGTATGCGTATTGCTCTTTTTCAAAAATTTTCAAAAATTCTGTTTTACCAATTCCGGCATCACCAATTATTGAACTCACACCGTGATTATCTTTGTGGTCTGCTATTACCGTTTTTAATCGCCGGCTAACGCTTGTTTCAGCATAATTCCATTTTACAAACTTATGTCCAATCTGAACGCCAACCTGCCTCCACATTTCGTCACTTATCAAATCCCAAGTGCCACCTATCATGTGACTTATTGTGGCTGAACTTACATTCTTAAGCGAGTTAGCTGCTTTATTTTGTCCTTTATCTTTTATTCCGCCATCCGATGAATATCGTAGGCAATAAGATATTAATGTTTCTACAATCTGTTGTTTTTGTGTTGTTTCCATGTGTGTGTTGTATTTTTCTTTTCCAAAGTTTCTTTCGACTTTGGAAAAGTTAGGTTAATAGATATTATATGGGTTATTATCTTCCGGTACATCTTCCACCGGTGCGCCCTTCAGTTTTCCGGTGCTCACTCGTCCGGGTAGCTCTTTCCGTCCTTTGTTTCGGTTATTTTTATGTTGTCCTTCCGAATCTGTCAAGCAGAATTTTTGAAGCGTATCATTCTGAAGCATCATCG